ATGAAGTTACAGGCTGCATCGACCGAGCGGTTGGAGGAGCCACCGCCCTCGTTGGAACTCCGACCGTCACCGTCATTGCCGAGGATGTCGCTGCGTGGAATGTCACCGTCGCGGCCAACAACAGCGGATTCCTTGAGATTTCCTGTGTTGGAGAAGCTGGGAAGACCATCAGGTGGGTCGGTCGCCTTGAACTTGCGGAAGTCACCGGATGATTGGTCTTAGGGAAAGGATTCCATGAACCTGATTACATATAAAGCCATAGGAAGCCTTCTAAAGGGTCCGATGAGCTTTCAGCTGAACAGCATTCCAAATGCATCGCTCGGGCTCACCGAAGACATTGAGCCCGCCGGGTTGAACCTGAGCAACCTGTCCTATACGGATGGAGATGCGGTTCCGAACAATGTCGCGCAAGTTGCCGGAATCAGCACCAGCATAAACATCCGTCTTGTGCTGACTGGTGGAAACGGCGGAACTGTTTACTACAGATCCTCATCCAGCTCTTTCACAAGCACCGACTACTCAACGAATTCCGGGGCGTGGACCGCTTTGTCATTCACGGGTTCAAACAGCGCAAGCATCAATGTCGCCCCAAATCGATACATTGGATTTGCCGTTGTCCCTACAACCAACGGAAACACCAACACATATCAGGTTCAGAATGTGAGCGGAGGGAATGCGGTAATAGGTTCGTTTACCGCACTGAAGAGTGCAGCGGCTGGCGGCGATGTCGTACCGAATGCGCTGAATTGGTCTGACATCAACTACCTGTCCTCAATCGACCTTTGGGGATTCACCCAGCGTCAGGTCACGGGAATCAGTCAGACGATCACTCTTCGCATCAGCCTCAGCAATACATCGCAGACGATCTACTACCACAAGGGTGCAAGTGGATTTCAAGGACAAGACTTTGAAACAGACTTCTCTGATTCTGCTTCACCATCGGGACAAGGGATGACTCAGATTGGCCACAACGGAACATTTACCGTGTCCAACAACGACTATGTGTGCTTTGCTTCGGAATCTGGAGCAAGCTTCACGGTCACGGTCGTGAATGTGTCTAACTCGAACTCTACATTGGATACATTCAACTATTCATTCTCTTCGTAACGCACTGAACCTGAGTCCTTATTTTTGGCGGTAGAACAATGGACGAAATACTCAAGCTTCTGCATGAAGGGGTAGGTCGAGCCCTGCTGGAGCGCATCCAGTCAGGTGAAGCCAACGCCGCAGACCTCAATGTGGCCCGCCAGTTCCTGAAGGACAACGGCATCGACGGATCCATCAAGAACAGCGAGCCACTGCTGAACCTTGCCAAGGTCATGCCTTTTGATCCCGACGAGGAGGAAGCCGCATGAGCGAGGCTCAGGACAAGCTCAAGGACTTCCGCAACTTCGTATGTCTTGCGTGGGATCACCTTGGGCTTCCTGAGCCGACTCCGGTTCAGCTGGACATCGCCCGCTACCTACAGAAGGGTCCGCGTAGGCGTGTCATCGAGGCGTTCCGTGGAGTGGGTAAGAGCTGGCTGACCAGCGCCTATGTGGTCTGGCGCCTTCTGCACGACCCGACCCTCAATGTTCTGGTGGTCTCTGCATCGAAGCAGCGGGCAGATGACTTCAGCACATTCACCCTGCGCTTGATTCATGAGATCCCGTTCTGCCAGCATCTGAAGCCCAAGGACAGCCAGCGAAACAGCAAGATCGCCTTTGATGTCGGTCCCGCACCGCCAAGTCAGGCCCCAAGCGTTGTCTCCAAGGGAATCACCAGCCAGATCACCGGAAGCCGTGGCGACCTGATCATTGCTGACGATGTCGAGTCTCTGAATAACTCGGCTACCGCCGTGATGCGAGACAAGCTGCTTGCAAGCACTGCCGAGTTCGAGGCGGTCCTGAAGCCCGGTGGGGAGATCATCTACCTAGGTACGCCCCAGACCGAGCAGAGCATCTACCACGGACTGACGGAGAAGGGGTACGAGATCAGGGTGTGGCCAGCTAGGTTCCCGGAGGAACGCCTCAGGGTGGCCTTTGGAGACCGTCTGGCTCCCATGCTTAGGAACGGAAAGGCTGGAGATCCCACCGATCCAAAGCGGTTCGACGCCATCGACCTGATGGAACGCGAGGCGTCCTATGGAAGGACAGGCTTCGCCCTCCAGTTCATGCTGGACTCGACCCTCAGCGATGCAGACCGCTACCCGCTGAAGATCAACGACCTGATGGTGTTCGGGTTGAACCCGGAGAACGCCCCGGAAAAGCCTGTCTGGGCGATGAATCCCAACAACATCGTGAAGGATGTGCCGTGCGTTGGGTTCAACGGAGACCGCTTCTACGCCCCCATGGAGATCCAAGGCAAGTGGATTCCATACGAGGGCGGAATCATGGCCATCGATCCTGCGGGCCGTGGAGGCGACGAGACCTCCTATTGCGTGGTCAAGATGCTGAACGGCTTCCTGTATGTGACCGCCTGTGGCGGCCTTGCAGGAGGCTATGGGGAGGATGTCATGAAAAAGCTGACATCCGTGGCCAAGGTCAACAAGGTCAACCTGATCCTAGTGGAGTCGAACTTCGGTGACGGTATGTTCACTGAGCTGCTGAAGCCGTATCTGCTCAGGGACTACCCCTGCACGACCGAGGAGGTTCGGCACAACATCCAGAAGGAACGCCGGATCATCGACACCCTTGAGCCAGTCATGTGCCAGCACAGGCTGGTCATCGATGTCGGAGTCATCAAAAACGATTACGAATCCACCAAATCATATGCCAGCGAGAAGGCTCTCCAATTTTCCCTTATCTGGCAGCTCAGTCGAATCAGCAGGGCCAAGGGATCGCTAGCTCACGATGACCGTCTGGACGCCCTCAGCATGGCCGTTGGATTCTGGGCAGACAAGATGGCTCAGGATGCAGACCGCAAGATGGCCATCCACAAGGAGCAGATGCTGGATCTTGAGCTGGAGCGGTTTATGGAACACGCCATCGGTTACAAGCCCAAGGGGGACACATGGATGTAGACGATCTTGAGATCCTCGCTGCGTCCGTCATCCTGCTGTACGAGGACCATCTCCGAGGCAAGGGAGACATCGTGTCTGCCACCGCCCTAGCTAGGGGCATGAGGATGATGCGGGAAACCGTATCTCCCGAAGTCATGGAAATGTGCAAGGAGTTCAAATGCCAAGCCCCTGCGAAGGCAAGAAGCTGAATGTCCCGTGGAAGACCCCCGGTGGACCGAAGAAGTCAGCCGTGTGCGTCAAGGACGGAGACAAGACCAAGATCGTCCGCTTCGGTGATCCCAACATGAAGATCAAGAAGCACATCCCCGGTCGCCGGAAGAACTTCCGTGCACGACACAACTGCGACAACCCCGGACCAAAGACCAAGGCACGGTACTGGTCATGCAAGGCTTGGTGAACTATGCCCCGCAAGGAACCCCGAAACTACAAGGAAGAGTACCGCGAGTACCACGGCAAGCCGGAGCAGATCAAGAACCGGGTAAGCCGGGACAAGGCCCGCCGGATGATGATCAAGAAGGGAAAGGTACGCAAGGGAGACGGCAAGGAAGTGGACCATCATGATGGCAATCCACGGAACAACCACCCCAGCAACCTGAAGATCATGTCTCGGAAGAAGAACCGACAGAAGGGCGACCGTTGATGCAGCTGTTGTTCAACACCTACAAGATCCCTGTTGTTGTTACAGAGATGCCTGAAGGTGACTTTGGACAGTTCTCCTTCTACCCTTATCCAGAGATACAGGTCAGTAATAAGCTGAACCAAGAAGTTCTTACCAGTACCATCCTTCATGAGACCATGGAGATGATCTCCGAGATCTACGGGCTGAACCTCGATGAGTCTCAGATCCGAACCTTGGAGGTCTCCCTGATGGCGATCTTCTTCCAGAATCCTTGGTTCTTGGAGCGTCTTCGCAAAGGCCCGGAGAATGCCATTACAGACCTTCCAGACTGGCCCCCTAGCCAGACCCTGCCGGATGCACCGGAAGCCTTGTAGGCCATTCTAGAGCCATTGGGAGACAAGCCATGCCGTTCAAGTCCAAAGCTCAACAGCGGTTCATGTTCGCTACCAAGCCAGAGATGGCCAAGCGGTGGGCCAAAGAGACTCCAAGCATTTCCAAGCTCCCTGAGAAAATGAAGATCAAGAAGAAGAAGTAGGGTCTGGAATGTTTGGTGAAAAAATCTGAGAGGGTTTGATATAGCGTAGCGCGTGTCGCGCCCCCCGGTGGGGGCCTGTGCGTTGCGCGTGGCGAGCCTC